TGTCGCGTCTGAATGTCACCCACTTCTCGCGAATGTAGCTCAGGTCTACAAGAGACTGATCACCATCTACTACATCCATGGGGCAATCTGCGTCGGCTGGGTCGCAGCCTTCGTAGAAGTGGTACATGTATTCTTCATCTATCGTTTGTAAGTGGATGAGCAGGGACCTGACCTGCTCAGCCTCTATCGTCGTTGTCATTCGTTGTTCCTTTCGTTTTTTAAATGACTCCTAGTATTACTGGACTAATTTAAACGTCGCTATCGTCCATACAGAGCGATGTTTTTTTCGAATTTCTCTAATATTGCTCCTTTCTAGTCCCAGACTAACATCTATTGGTTCGCCTATGTTTTTTTCTCGGGTTGGGTTTTTAATAATTTGAGATGTGGTACGTCCCTGGAGTAGATATAAATCTGGGGCGACCTGTCGCGGACCTGCAGCGACCCCAAAAAAAAGGCGCCCCGTAGGGCGCCCAATTTTTGACCGCTCGCGCCTACTCGAGATAGCGGGCGTGTCGTCCGTTGTGCTTTTCGTAAGCAGCCTCGAGAATTGTCCATGCGCTTTCCTGATTCGGGCGCGGGCCAGTTGCCCACGCTAGCTCCTGCCTAGATTGCTCCTCAGCAAAAGCCCACGCGACCGAGGCGGTTCCCTGTCGCCATGACTGGGTATCCTCGCGCTCCATCGCGATCATTGACCACTCGCCCAGACTGCCCGCATTCTCGGCCATGTCTAAAGCAGTTTCACTAATAAAGCTATCCTGCAGCCCAAAATAGACAGCGCGATGGTATTGATAATAGAAAATATGTCTATCGCTCAATATCACCGCTGCAGCCTCGTTCAGGTGCTCGGAGAATTCGAGGTGCTGATCGTACTGGTCAGGGTCCTCTAGCGGCTCCCACGCTAGCTCTAGGATGCTTTGACCTAGGCTAAGCATTTCTAAGCGCCACCCAAGGCGGGCTATGCCCTCAGTCTCACCAGTCAAAATGTCCTGTAAGATAACCGGGCTCTTAGTGTACTTTCCGGAGTCGATATTCTCGCGCTGCTGGCGGTCCTCGTCGCGCTTGATCTTGATCCCTAAATGCTTCAGGCGCTGTTGCGCTTGGTGCAATAGATCGAGCTCGTGCAACTCGGTCAACTTCTGCGCTTTGATTTTCCAACCTAAGCGCCACTCGTGTTCCTGTCCGTCCATCTTGGATCGGCTCTCGTTCTTGGTAGTCATTGTGACTAACCTCCATTCACTACTCTCTAAGAATACTCGACTGGGTCAAGTCTGGAATATCCCTAGTACCCGCTCGGCTCGCTTCGCGTGTAGTCGTGAGCGGTCCGCCAGTGCTTGCGACGGGCTGCACTAAATCCTGCGTCGTACAGGTAAGTGCCATGTCTGCTTATGTTCTGGCGTTGTAGGTATAGGTCTATGGGTGGCAGGTCAAAAGCCCAACCCCCCCTCCCCTATTAAGGGAGAGGTGTCCGACCACAAAACCTGCATACAAATTTCTGAGAAATTCCAAGGAAAAATCCCTAGCTACTTGCGGTTTGCTAGTACTTTGTTCTACACTTATGTTCTAAATGGGAGAAACAAGATGAATAGCTACCAATTAGAGAAAATGCGTAGTGACAAAAAGTACCACAAGATGCAGAATCTTTTTACGCAGATACTTTTTTACCAGCGAGAACATGGATTTTCCCCTTCATACAGGGACTTAATGACTGCTACTGGCCTTAGCAGCACGTCTGTGGTTAAGTATTACCTCATTAAAATGCGGCACAATGGCTTAATCCGTTATGCTAACAACACTGCAAGAACCTTACGAGTTACTGACGAAGGAAAAGAGGTGTTCCGTGTCAAATAGCGATTTGATAGAGCGCATTGAGAAGGGGTACGGCGACTTAGACCGCGATTCAGTGCGTGACTTAGTTAAAGATGGCAAGTGGTCAGTCCAGGAAAACCCTGACAGGCAGCTTGTTATACGTAATGAGTCTGGGCATATTGTTAAAGGCTCTCGATTTCCAACTAGTAAGATGCACGAGAACATGAAGCTGCTCCGTACTCAGTTGATGGACCAGATAATGGAAGAAGGTCATGCCGATTTATGGTACGGAAGCTTGATGCAAGCGGTACAGAGCCGTGATGCACAGGCATTAACCATTTGGCGCGACACATTCTTAGGTAAGCCGTCTGAAGTGCAGGAAGAAGTAGACGTAATGGACGTAGTCGCATTGCTCCAGAAGTCAATGCGAGTAGTTGATGTTACCTAAAAAGAAGGAAGACTGGTATCACCCACTTTGGGAAGCTATGATGCCAGGAAAAGTAGCTTACGAGCCGTTTACTTGGCAAGAAGACCTCATCCACATCCCTGCGTCAGACCCGTTAAAGCACACAAGGATGATTGGCGCTTGCGGAAGACGTAGCGGTAAGACTACTGCCATTGTCGCAGAGGTTGTACGTGAAGCGTTTACTGAAAGACGTGATGGTTCAAAGATACACCGCCCCTCAATGGTGTACGTTATTGCTCCTAACTATGAGCTTGCCATGAAAATTTGGGAACCTATCTGGGAATTGTTCGTTCCAGACCACGGACCCCTTACTCAACTCAAAAAAGGCCATGACAAGCAGAGAAAAATCATAGATTTAGCGCATGGTGGGCGAATTCAAGCCAAAACAGCAGACGATCCTAAGTCTTTGCAGGGTGATAGGGTTACTGCGGCCTTTGTTGACGAAGCGCATGACATTAATGAAGAAGCATGGGCAAACTTTATGCCCGCATTAACAGATTCTAAGGGGGTACTGCGAGCAATCGGTATTGCTAAAGGCAAAAGTCGCTTTCGCTCCTACTTTCAGCGTGGATTAGACACTAATGAAGACCGTTTTAATGCATTTTCAGTTGCATCTACAGAAAATCCGTATATTGACCCTCAAGAATTAGAGTTGATGCGTGAAGACCTGACCGATAACGAGTTTAAGCAGCAGTATTTAGCTGAGTGGGCAGAAGATGATGGGCAAGTCTTTAAAAGCAACGACGAATTGTTTGATGTAGAAGACTGGCAAATTTTTGACGGGCCGTTTTTGATGGGCTTAGACATTGGAAAGCTAAACGACTACACCGTTGCGTATGTAGTAGACATCCCAACCATGTCAGTTGTAGCTATGGACAGATTTAGTGGTCTTGATTACACAGTGCTTGTACCTCGCGTGACAAACCTGTTTCATTCGTTTGCATGTCAGACAATTCACACTGATGCGTCTGGTGTAGGTGAGCCTGTAGTCGATATGTTGCGCCGTGAAGGGTGCTCAGTGTCGCCATTTAAATTTACAAACCAATCAAAGGCAAAGATAATCTCTGGGTTAGCTGCCGAAATCGAGCATAAGAGAGTACACTTCTTAAAGAACGACGAACAATTGCGTAAAGAATTAAATCTTTATGAGGGTAAAGTTATGGCAGGTGGACAGATTAGATACTCTGCTCCAGTCGGGTATCATGACGATTGCGTAATAGCATTAGCTCTGGCTGTTGAAAAAGCAAAGAAGCGACGCAATACATCGCGTGGAGCGAACGCTGGTTCGTATTTAACTTTTTCAGAATCTGAACCCTGGATGCGGAGGTGGTAAATGGTATCTACAGAATACGAATCATATGACTCTATGGACAATGATTTTAATAGATTTCTCATGCTTAAGCGTGAAGTGTACGGAAACTACTTTGCAGCCGTAGACTTAGACAACGATTATTACAATCTTGATTATCCAAACAAGACGCAGATTATTCCAAGAGAATGGATTCAGCAGGGTATCGGCGCAACGATACCACCCACCGCACGTAATGCTGTCGATAACCTTGCTGACCATATTTTGACTACGCCACATATTTTTGTGCCCGCTCGCCCAACTAACTCTGAGCAACAACAAGAACAAGACCTAGCTGAACGTAAGCGTCAGTTTTTACGTTCATTCTGGGACCAAGTAAAAATTCAACAAGGCGACCCCATTTCGCAAGGCAAAAAGAAACTGATTAAAGACGGTCGTATTATTCTTAAAAAGGCGTTACGTTGGGATTTAGTACCTGACCCTCCTAGCGATGATGCGTCACGAAAAGAAAAACTAGCGTACAGACGCGAACTAAAAAAGCTAGGTGAGTCTGAATTTTTGTGGAGTATAATAAATTGCCCTACAGAAACAATCATTGAAGACCCTAGTGATTGTTATGACCCTAAGTATGTATACGAGTTTTATAAAATATACGCTGGCGACGCACGTCGCATGTATGGATTGGATGATCACCTTGCCGACTATAAAGACACAGACAAAGTGGAATACGTCGAGATGTGGACAAAGCCTCATGGTGACAGCCCCGGCGAGTACGTAATTTGGTGTAAGGGTGAACGTGTTCACGAAGGTATTAATCCATACCATTGGGAAACTGCACGTTCGACAGAAGAAAATCCTGTGTACTCAGGCTACGTACCATACGTTATTCGAGATTCTGGATGGGGAGAAATCTCTGCTGAAGCTAAACCAGAAGAAAAGTACGTAGGCATTCTGCGTTATGTACATCCAATGCTTGAAACTGAAGCTAGACAGCTTACAGCCGTTGACATCCAAATGCGCTTTTCTACGTTTGCTCCAGTCATTACTAAAAATATCTCTGAAGACAACGATGCGCCGATTGAGATTGGCCCTGGAAAACGCATTAATCTTATGGACGATCAGGAAATTAGATTTGAAAGTCTTCCTGAAGTGCCGATGAGTTCTTTTAACTTAATTAACAAAGTACATGATTATACAAACGAACTGTCAAAAGC